AATACCAGCGTTCAGTTAGTAACACACCCAAGTTTAGGATTGGAAAATTTACCTGTAAAAAATCGTAAATTAGCTATTGACATATTGAAAAATTTATCGTATTATAACTGGAGTAATGGCTTATTGGCTCATTTAGAAAACAATGCAACACCCAATACTGAATGGAAAAATTGGTTATCTAAATTGGATCATATCCGCCAAAACAACTGGCAAACTAGTTTGTCTTTATTAATTTAATCAGGCACAATGTTATGAATGAAATACGTGTAGTAAGATTTTTAAAAGACTTGTTAAATCCTGAAATGTACGGACATGCTGTTAGTGCAGAAGTTCGGGACAGGGCAAGAATGCTACTGGATATGAAACCAGTAGAAACAACAACCGCAATTATTAATGCTGACAAAATAAGGAGCAGTAAATGACTACTTTTAATCAAGAGCAAAAAATTAAACTAGGACAAATTATCAACGAAGGTATTACTGTAATGCACGAAGTTGAAGCACTTAACAGTGGACTTAGTGATACAATAAAAGCTATTGCCGAAGAAATAGATATTAAACCTAGTGTGTTAAAAAAAGCAATTCGTATTGCATATAAAAGTGGGTTTACACAGGAACAAGAAGACCACGACACGTTAGAAACTATACTAACCACGGTGGGTAAAACACTCTGAACACTGACATAAAAGTTTTAGGCATCAAGGATTTAGCTAATTAAAGTAGAGAGTCGCTCACTAACGAGTATGAAACACGGTAAGTTGGCCATAAACAACACAGGAGAGTAAATGAGTTATGTAGATGCATTATATGATCGAAACAAAGATCGTATTCATATTGTAGAACGCAAAAGCAATGGCGAGAGAGTGTATCAAGACTTTCCTGCACAGTATGTGATGTACTATCCGGATCCCAAGGGCAAACATCGCACAATTTTTGGCGATCCAGTAAGTAGATTTGCTACCAAACAAGGCAAAGAGTTTCATAAAGAACTAAAAATGCATCATGGAGAAACACTGTATGAAAGTGATATTAATCCAGTGTTTAGATGTTTAGCCGATAATTATCAAGGACAAGATGCTCCTAAACTGAACGTTTGCTTTTTTGATATTGAGACTGACTTTGATGCTAAAAAAGGATTTAGTCCTCCGGCTGATCCTTTTAATCCAATTACAGCTATTACATTGTATTGTAATTGGATTGACAAACTAATAACATTAGCTATTCCACCAAAAAATATGAGCGAGCAAAGTGCATACGATAGTGTTGCAGGATTTGATAATACGTATTTGTTTATGGGGCCTGATGCTGAAGCTGACTTATTAAAAGCATTTTTAGATTTAATTGATGATGCTGATGTACTTACAGGATGGAACAGCGAAGGTTATGATATTCCGTATACTGTAAATAGATGTATACGAGTATTAAGCAAGGATGATACTAGACGTTTTTGTTTATGGGATCAGTTGCCTAAACAACGCACATTTGAGCGGTTTGGTGCAGAAAATATTACATTTGACTTAATTGGTCGAGTACACATGGACTATATGCAATTGTATCGCAAGTACACGTATGAAGAACGACATAGTTACAGTCTAGATGCAATTGGTGATTATGAAAACCTTGGCAGTAAAACAGTGTACGAAGGTACACTAGATTCATTGTACAACAATGACTTTCGTAAGTTTATAGAATATAACAGACAAGACGTTGTGCTTCTTAAAGACATTGATAACAAGTTAAAGTTTTTAGATCTAGCAAACACACTAGCACATGAAAACACAGTGCTGTTGCCCACAACAATGGGGGCTGTTGCAGTTACTGAACAAGCTATTATCAACGAAGCACACGAGCAGGGACTAGTTGTACCAAGCCGCAAAAACAGAGATGGAATGGGAGATACACAAGCTGCAGGCGCCTATGTTGCGTATCCCAAAAAAGGTATACATGAATGGGTTGGTAGTATTGACATTAATAGTCTATACCCCAGTGCAATTCGTGCATGTAATATGGGGCCTGAGTCTATAATTGGACAATTAAGACCTATAATGACCGACAGCTATATACAAGACAAACAAAATGCAGGCAATAGTTTTGCAGCAAGTTGGGAAGGCTTGTTTGGTAGCTTAGAATACACCGAGGTAATGAAACAATCCAAAGATGTTGATATAACTGTGGACTGGGAAAATGAAACTAGCGAAACATTTAGTGCCGCACAAATTTGGAAAATGATTTTCGATAGCAATCGTCCTTGGATACTAAGTGCAAATGGTACAATCTTTACACATGATAAAAAAGCAATTATACCTGGCTTGTTAGAGCGTTGGTATGCTGAACGTAAAGTTATGCAAAAGAAGTTACGTGAATGCAACGAAAGTGAAAAAGAATACTGGGATAAGCGACAGTTGGTTAAGAAGATTAACTTGAACAGTTTGTATGGTGCTATTCTTAATCCTGGTTGTAGATTCTTTGATAAGCGTATTGGACAGTCAACTACACTAACAGGTAGAGCTATTGCCCACCATATGGATGCATTTACAAATGAATGTATTACAGGCAAATACGATCACACAGGCGATGCTGTTATATATGGCGATACAGACAGTGTTTATTTTAGTGCATACCCTGTTCTCAAAGAAGAAATTGATGCTGATAAAATGGAATGGAACAAAGAAATTTGTGCTCAACTGTATGATACTATTAGTGATGAACTAAATGTAAGTTTTCCTGCATTTATGGAACAAGCATTCCATTGTCCACGGGCAAATGGTGAGATAATCAAAGGTGGTCGAGAGATTGTTGCTACAAAAGGATTATATATTACAAAAAAACGCTATGCAGTAATGGTGTATGATCTTGAGGGTAAACGTATGGATGTTGATGGCAAACCAGGCAAGGTAAAAGCTATGGGGCTTGATCTCAAACGCAGTGACACTCCTAAGGTTATACAAGACTTTTTAAGCGAAGTACTAACGCACACACTTATTGGTGGATCTAAACCTGAAATAATTGATCGTATACGAGAGTTTAAATTAGAGTTTACTCAACGTCCTGGTTGGGAGAAAGGTTCACCAAAACGTGTTAACAATCTAACTAAGTACCAAAAGCTACAAGAAAAAAATGGCAAAACAAACATGCCTGGTCATGTAAGAGCAGCATTGAATTGGAACACACTGCGTCGAATGAACAGTGATGCATACAGTACTGAAATGACAGATGGTATGAAGATTATTGTGTGTAAATTAAAACAAAATCCATTGGGATACACTAGTATTGCATATCCTATTGATCAGTTGCGTTTGCCACAATGGTTCCAAGATCTTCCTTTTGATCACGCAGCTATGGAAAGTACTGTCATTGATGGAAAGATACAGAATTTATTAGGAGTTCTTAATTGGGACCTAAATACACAGACTAATACAGAAAACACTTTCCAGTCTTTATTTGAGTTTGAATGATATGAAACTTAGCCAGATAGTCAATACTAGATATCAATTAGGATCTTACGATCCAATTAAAAGCAGGCAAGAGGCTTTGCTTGGGTTTGAGAAATATCTTAAGAGTGCAGAATCAGGTGTTGGCTCAGATACACTACTTGCCCTAAACAATGCATTTGACAGTATATCCAACAGTATAGAAAATTATACACAAATATATGATGAACATTTGGATTATTTGGATTCAGAAATTGAGTTACAGGAAGCTGAATATTTTGCAAACAGTCGTCAACTATATGATGATATGCAACACGAAACAAATGAATACATTTTAAGTAGACAAGCACAATTCAATAAAGAAACCAGTAACTGGATTAACACTAGGATTGAAAGTTATGGCGATTGGCATCATGCAGGACTAATCTTTAGGCCCATGCAAGGACAAATGTTATCATCATTGGTTAGAATGGATCCTTTGTATTTGGTAGATCAACATGCTGAGTTGCTAGAACCAGTGTTTGAAACAGCTCGCAAAGAACACAGTTTGCAATATGTTAATCGACTCAATGACTATGTTATCAACGAACGTGATGGACACGGATTTCTTGATAAGTTGCCGCAGAATCAATTTGGTTATATGCTAGCATATAACTTTTTTAATTATAAACCCTTGGAAGTAATAATTTCTTATCTTGAAGGTGCATGGGAACTATTACGACCAGGAGGTAAAATTGCATTTACAATCAATGATTGTGACAGGCCGGGTGCAGTTGTACTTGCCGAAAACTTCTTTAGTATGTACACCCCAGGGAGTTATATTGAAGATTATGCACTAGAAAAAGGGTATAACATTGTTGAATGGAAAGAATTAGATAGTGCAAATACATGGGTTGAACTTACCAAAGCTGGAACTTTAGAGAGTATCCGGGGTGGACAAAGTTTAACAATGATCCATAAAAGTCATTGACTTTTAACAATAAATCAGCTATAATATTATTAATTACATGATAAGGAAAAGATAATGAGAGACCATTTATTAGACCTAGTGTCGCACAGCTTTGATCTAGGGTGCATTGAACTTGTTAAGATCAGTGGCACTACAACTGAAACTGTTATTGATGGATTAGCAGAAGATCGTAGTGTTGTACTACAAGCTAAATTCCATAATCCAGTTGCTGATTTTATTGGCACATTTGGAATGCCCAACTTAAACAAGTTAAAAATTATTCTAAATCTAAGCGAGTATAAAGAAAATGCAACTATTTCTATTAAGAAACAAGATAGAAACGGTGAGAGTGTCCCAGTAGGGATGAATTTTGTTAACGCTGCCGGCGACTTTAAGAATGATTATCGCTTTATGACAAGTGAAATTATTAATGAAAAGCTCAAAGCAGTAAAGTTTAAAGGTGTAAGCTGGAATATTAGTTTTGAGCCATCTATGGCTGCAATTGGAAGGCTTAAAATGCAAGCCGCAGCAAATGCAGAAGAACTACACTTTATTGCAAAAACAGAAAACGGTGATCTTAAATTTATGTTTGGTGATCATAGTACTCATGCTGGTGAGTTTGTATTTGAACCAGGTATAAGTGGCACACTTAAACGCAGTTGGAGTTGGCCAGTACGACAGTTCATTGGTATTATGGATCTGGTTGGTGACAAAAAGATTGAAATTAGCGATGACGGTGCCGCACAAATTACAGTAGACAGTGGGGTTGCAGAGTACAAGTACATTCTGCCAGCACAGAGCAAGTGAGCAGACAGTTCTTATCACATGTGTACGGAGAAGGTGTAATCAATCGTCCCAGGCAATTAGCATATTTTCATATTCCAAAAAATGCTAGCAGTTGGTGTAAACGTTACGTTGCACAGCTTGGTGTTAATCTATTAGAAGATACTTGGCATGCAACAAACCTGCAACAAGAGCAGCGTAACGAATATCTAAGTGTGGTACTGTTGCGTGATCCACTAAAACGCTGGTACAGTTATTGCCATATGGAAAGAACTGTGGATCAAGTGGACAAGAATCATATTATGAGTATGTTGACAGAACCAAAAAAGATTGCACAAATGTTCTCAAACGAACACCTTGCACCACAAACTTGGTTTTTTGATTACGATGCAAACAACACGCAAACTCGACAACGTGATACGGTATTTTTTAATGTAGACGAAGACTTGTCTGCAAACTTGCAACACTTTTTTAAAAACCAAGGATTTAAAAATTGGGAGAATTGCCCTGAGCCGTTTAACCAAAGTCCAGTGACAAAACAGAGAAAACGTGCTATAAAAGAATGGAAACGTTGGTTGCGTGATCCAGATATAGCACACGCCTGGCGCACTCTTTACCAAGATGATATTGAACTAATACGACTAGCTAATTTTTACAAAGCATGGTGACAATGGAACAAGATAATTTAACAGAAAAACAAAACGACTATGCAATATTCTTACCTGCTATTAGTAGTTTTTATGGCACATATATAGGCAAGCAACGCCATATGGAATATGTTCCACAAGATAGAATGCCCGCACAAATACCTGACATGGAAATGATGAATTGGCTTAATCCAAAAAAAGGATTGTTTCCATATAAATGGAGTTTGTATAGTGCAGGGCATGCTAACTTAGATATGACCAAAGTTGCACCCAAAGAAGATATGGTGCGTAATAGAGATCCCAATAGTTTTATGTTAGCTGACAGTGGAGGCTTCCAAATCGCCAAAGGCGTTTGGCCTGGGGATTGGAAAAATCCTAAATGCCCACATGCTGAAAAGAAACGTCGGGCAGTGTTAGAATGGCAAATGCAAATAAGCGACTATGCTATGACTATGGATATTCCAACTTGGACCAGCACTAATCCAGAGTGGGCTAAAGCAAGTGGCATATACTCTTATGAAGATGCTGTAACTGCTACTAAGTTTAATAACGATTATTGGATGGCAAATCGGTATGGTGACACTAAAATATTAAATGTATTACAAGGTGCTAATCATGCTGACGCAGACAGTTGGTATGA